CGGTAGCACTAACAACCATATTAGCTATAGCAGTCTCATTAGCGGCTATATCAGTATCATTATTAACTATAGAAGCAGTATTAGCGACTATAGCTAATGCACTAGCAGTAATAGCAGCAGATAGTTCGGTAGCACTAACAACCATATTAGCTATAGCAGTCTCATTAGCGGCTATATCAGTATCATTATTAACTATAGAAGCAGTATTAGCGACTATAGCTAATGCACTAGCAGTAATAGCAGCAGATAGTTCGGTAGCACTAACAACCATATTAGCTATAGCAGTCTCATTAGCGGCTATATCAGTATCATTATTAACTATAGAAGCAGTATTAGCGACTATAGCTAATGCACTAGCAGTAATAGCAGCAGATAGTTCACTTGCACTAACAACCATATTACCTATAGAAGCAAGATTAGCGGCTATATCATTATCATTATTAACTATAGAAGCAGTATTAGCGACTATAGCTAATGCACTAGCAGTAATAGCAGCAGATAGTTCACTTGCACTAACAACCATATTAGCTACATTTACTACTGCTAGATCCCAAGTAGCTGAAGTGCTATCAACGTCAGAAAATACATTGTTCCAATTGCCTGAAGCACTATCAACAACAGAATATGTATTATCCCAATTGCCTGACGCTGCTTGTAATAAGGAATCATCATAACTACCTACCGAAATACCGTCAATAGCAGCAGATAGTTCACTTGCACTAACAACCATATTACCTATAGAAGCAAGATTAGCGGCTATATCAGTATCATTATTACCTATATCAGTAGTATTAGTGGCTACATCTATTACTGCTTGGTTCCAATCAGCATACCCCTCAGCACTAGCTCCTCCTGTTAGGACAATACCATCAATAGCAGTAGATAACTCAGAAGAACTAACAGTTAAAGCAGCTAACTGAGCATCTGCTGTAGGAAAAGCACTAGCAGCATGATTAACATTATAAGGAAATAAACCACTAGCAATAGTATCCCCTTCGACCGTACTTTTTAAGTATAAAGGTCTTCCCGCCTCGTCAATTTCTACGGATACAAATGAGGAAAAATCAGCCACTAGTTATCTACCCTTTATACGCCTTTATCGTAACCTTGGGATAGCCTAAGAGGATTCAGTTGGAAAAGGTTTCCGTAGGTGATAGAATAAGAGTCGCACACCGAAGGCGCCCCACCAATAACTAAGTTAATTGCAGTTGCTACTTCTCCATTAGATCCATGCCATTCTCCTGAGTCAACAGCGAGGTAAGAACAAAGAAGGCCAAAACCACATACTCCACTAGGATTAATATTTGCAGAAGACGCTTGCATACCAGATAACTCATTTAGAACAGCATTTCCTATATGAGATACTCCACTTAGTTCAACTAAAACTCCATTAGGAGGATTCGAACCTCCCCCTTTTGAAGCAGAAACTCTAACATAATTACACTTAATAAGGTTACCAGAAGAATCTCTAAAAGGAACATGAGTTACCGTAGTCTCGTCTGGTATGCTTAGACCAGAAAGGTTTAAACAAAAAGTTCTTTGTCCTGTTGTAAGATCCATTACTTAGTCTCCTTTTCGTTACCAAAATCAAAATCATCAATCATGTCAGTCATCATCTTCTCTAAACCAGCAAGATCTCCAACTACGTCTTTTTGAGATTTTACAGGTGGCTTCCCAGGAGCTTCTTCCTCACTTGAGCCAGCAGGGGCATATTCACCTTCTGGGGCGGGAGGTAGTTCTTCAGGAGCTTCCTCTTCAGGAGGTAGTTCTTCAGGAGCTTCCTCTTCAGGAGCAGGTTCGGGCTTCTCAGCGGCAGGAGACTCAGGTTCAGAAGCAAGAGCTTCATTATCCAGGCTCTCGTCACTTGCGTACTCATGATCTACCTTACTTTGAAGGGTTTTGACAAGATCTTGGATGTCACTAATGTCTTTAGTTACCCTACGGAAATTTACTTTAGAAGGCGTAGAAGCACCCTCCACAAGTACAGAAGTAAAGCCTACCTCAACGAACATCTCTAGGAGATAGTCGTTAACGTCGATGCACTCTACCCCACACTTGGTTTTAAGGCTTGTTGCCATCTCAGATAGTACTTCTTTAAGAAGGGATCCCTTTGGAGCTAAACGGGAAAGGGCTTCAAAGATTACTACTTGAGTGTTGGCTAAGCTTTTAAAGGAAGCTGGGCTTTGGAGGTTTTGGATATTAACACCGTACTTCTCGTTAATGTTCTGAATGAAGATTTCCTTTACTTCTTTCTTGTACTCAAAGATACGAGATGCGTAACCTTGGATATCCTTATCAGAAACACCAATACCGTCTACTTGTGCTAGACAGTTGGAGAAGGTATTGAAAAGGCTCTTCTTAGAGGCTAGAGACAAGTAAGGAACTTCCTTAAGGGCTTCTGATAAAGAGGCTACAACCTCTTCATCGCTCTCAAAGATAAGTCCTGCGAGCTTTTGGATAGAATCATTGTCTGCCCAGATGGTATCGAAGCTTCTCTTAGACTCAATAAGCTCTCTCTTTACGAGTTCCTGGCGACATACCATATCGTAGATTGAAGGGCTAACTCCATCCTTAAGAGTGTATGTTTTGTTTTCTTGGATGTCCTCTAGAGTAAGCTTTGGGAAATCGAAGGCCTTGGAGACAGCGTTCGACAAGTTCACAGCGTTACGAATCTCAGGAACGGAGATAATCTTGTCAAAGTTCTCTGTGAGGAAAGTATGAAGCTGAGGAGAAACTTCCATAAGCTTTTGGAACTCTGAAGATTCAATAATCTGCTCGATGTTCTTAAGCTTGGTGCTCTGCTCATGTAGCTTACTTTGTACACTTGAGATCTTTAGGCGATTCTCCCATAAAGAAAGGATACCACCTAGGGAATCATCAGCCGAAGCATACTCCCCGTAGTGGATACTCTCAACAAAGGAGTGGATCTTGTCAGAAACAAAAACATCAAGCTTTTCAGGATCTTCAAAAACTGATGAATCCTGAACCTTGATGTTGTTAAGGACAACATCTTTTCCCATGGAGTACTCTCCACTAATAACTTTACCACTCTCTGTTAAATAAGAGACTTGTGAGTTGTTGCTATCAATAGCAAAAAGGCTCACATTCTCTCTCAAAGATCTGGCTACGCAATCACCTAATTTAACAAGGTGAGTAATAGTTTTATCTCTTTCTTCAAATAATTTCGAAAACATTGTTTATCTCCAATTACGAACTCTAAACTTATATATGCAAGCTTTAGGTTGTGCTATCTACTTTTCTTTTTTGTTTTGTGATTATTCTAGAAATAACATCTTTCTTGTCACTTTCTAGAACTAAGTTTTTCAATGACTCCAAACCCGAAATCTTTGATTCTGCTGTAGGAGGAGTATTCTCCGCAGGTTCTGGTCCCGCCCCTGGAGTCCCTAGGCCCTCTGGTGCGCCTGCTTCTGCATTAGCTTCAGCGTTTGGCTGAATAGCTGCCTGTTTCTCTTGTAGAGCCAAGTCCTTCTCCTGATCTTTCTCAAGCTCTTTTTCCATTCTTTCTATCTCTTCGTCATTCATGTCATAGAAATCTTTATAGATAGAAGTTTTAGAAAATAGACCTAATCCTAGTACTGCTTGGATAACTCTAGCTTTTTGCTCATCAATGTCTAGTTTACGCTTTGCTGACATATCAGAGGGCTCTGGGAGAGCGATCTTAAGATCTTTGATTTGGGAAGTAGGGAACCCTTTTAATTGTAAGTGACGTTTAGCTATGCTTTCAAGGCTAACGATAACATCTACTTGAATTCGTTGAATAGTTCTAGCAAACTTAACATCTAGCTGGGAGAGGTTAGCTTTGCGCTCAGGAGACTTGTCCTTCTCTACTAGGTAATCCTTAGGAACTTTAAGGCCTGCTAGGAGTTTGTCCCTGTAGTAGCGAACATCCTCGATCTCGCCTAGGTTAGTAGCGCCAGGAAGGGTATCAATCTTAGTACCTCTTCCGTTCTTGGTGGGGACGAAGAAGTCCTCATCCATAGACATTGGGTTATGGCGTGAATCTACCGTCCCTTGGGCGTTATTATAATATTTTTCCTTCTTGAATTTATCTTTGAGCCGCTCCATGAACAACTCAGCCTTACTTGTAGGAAGATTCCCAGTATCAACGTAGAAGATCCTTCTCTCAGGAGCACGCGACAATCGGTAAATCATCATAGCCTCCTCCATCATCTTAAGGGAGCGGAAGACTCTATGGCTAAGAGCAGCAATAGATTTACCGTAAGGGTAAAAGACAGGATCAGAAGTATGAAGTCTGAAGTGTATAATTTGTTTTTTATCTAACTCAATATACTTAAGGGGCTCCCCTTGGGTAGTAGCAGTTTCAGAGTACTGCATTGTTTCACTATTTGGAATCTCTTGTAGGAACTTATTTAGGTGCCCAAACTCATTCTCTACTCTTAGAATCCAGTTAGGGTTAAGAATCTTAAGTTTCCTAATACCCTTCTCAGGTCTTTTGATGTCAGCAATCAACTCAACAAAGCAATCACCATACTTAACTGTGTTTCTAACAATATCCCAAAAGAATCTTTGTAGATTGATGGTTTCGAATAAAGCAGTAACCTCATCTACTACCATGGGACTATCAGACTTGATTGACCATCTCTCTGCTCTTGGTCCTTTTTGTGTGGAATCGTCTGCGTAGATATCAAAGGCAGCACCAATCTCAGGATACTCATCCATCTCTTCGTACTCTTTGTATCGTTTTCTTCTATTAAGCTCTAGTTGGGGGATTACAGGGTTACGAACAACCCCGCCAAGAGCGGGGCCTTTATTAACGTTTATATCTTTGATAACATCAGTGTTAATTACTGTGTCACCTGACTCTGGTGTTACTAGCCCTTGATCCATGGCTTTCTGGGCAGGAATCTGGGCGGGGGTAGCAAAGAACTTCGCCCAGAACTTCCCCATAGGACCAGTAGGGATATACATAGTCCCTGATCTACCTGCGGATCCCCCGAAGGTGGTGTATCCGCTTTCGTTTATTTCCTTTTTT